TTCTTGTAGGCTTTTATCCTTACCAAGAAGATCAGTTAATCGTGTTTATGCGTAATAGCATTCATATGATTAATAACATTGCCACAACTAGCGCAGCTAACACTTACGAGATTACCCGTCAGCATGGTTGTGTGGCACGCAAATCAATTGCACAGTCTGGGCCACAAACATTCTTCCTATCTGATAATGGAGTCATCGTCTTGTCACCCGGTACAGACCCAGCCAAGGGACTTGGAGTAGCTATTAGTAAAGTTAGTGGTGAAACCATACCCATGACCAGACCTATACAGGATCAGTTTGATGAGGTGAACTTTGCAGCAGCAGATAAATCATGTGGAATCGTGTACGACAATGCTTACTATCTTGCAGTCCCAACAGGTAGTTCGACAGTAGCAAACAAGATTTTCGTATTTAACCTACTTACATCGACCTGGACAAGTGTTGATTCGTATCCAGCAATGGCAGGCAGTGTGGCATTTCATGTAGATGATTGGGTAATCTGCTCGCATGGAAGCAATCCAACTAGACGCAGATTATTTGCAGGCAACAAAACAGGTTGGTACTTAATGGAAGAAAACTCCATAGATGATAGTGGCAGAAAAATAGGCAGTACATCTGAGTCCGGCACAACTGCAATTGCAGGTAAGCTTGTATCACGATCCTTCACCTTTGGAGACATTAATGTAAAGAGTTGGAAGCGTGGACAGTTAGGTGCAAACACAGTCAATGCAGATGCATTTAATGTTAAGGTCAACACGCTAGACCCAGACTCAAGCACCACAGTATTAAGCCACACCGCAGATGGCACGGAAGAAGCACTCTTCCGCTTTGGTACGGGTCGTACCCGTGGATATGGGGCAGAAGTTGAGATTAATGTCACAGCAGGCAGACCAAGCTTTAGACATGTTAGCTTGGAAGCAATTGGAGTAGGGGCAAATGCAAGAAGGGAGGTTGCATAGATGGCAATCACCGCAACAGTTACACGTGGATTTACATTTGCCACGGGCGTTTCCGTGGATGCTGCCTCACTTAACCAACTAGGTGAACCAACAGTCACCATCAACGAAGGAAATGTAAACATCACAGGAGGTACGATTAGTGGTCTATCCTCACCCATTGCCATTGCAGATGGAGGCACAGGAAGTGCAAATGCAGGGGCAGCAAGGACTGCACTTGGACTAGGTACAGCAGCCACACAAGCAACCTCTGCATTCCTACAACCAAGCAATAATTTATCAGATGTATCAACCGCTGGTACTGCACGCACAAACTTAGGACTAGGCACAGTTGCCACCCAAGCGAGCAATGCAGTTGCTCTGACAGGTGGCACGATTAGTGGCACAATAATGACATTAAAATCATATGATGTGGCTGGTGTGCCATCCGCATCTCCAGCTGGGCAAATGATCTACGTAACAGATGGAAACGCAGGTGCAGCCACAGTCGCAGTAAGCGATGGATCTGCATGGAAAGTGGTCGCATTAGGAGCGACAATTAGTACATGAATATTTTAGAGCGAGCTAAGAAGTTTTACGATTCAACTAAGGGCGATATGTTTAAGGATTTAAGTGCGTATGCAGCCTATGGATATGTATTTATTACACCACAAACCATGTTGCTTGGAAAAGCAGTACGGACTGATTCAGATATACATCCAAATAAACAATGGAAGGTAGTTGCACCTAATGCTTGGTATGTAAAAACTGCTATAGGAGATAATGCAATTTCAGACTTCATAGATAGTATTCCATACCCACTTCCATTTGTAGGGTGGATGAGACAATTAAAACAAAAACCTATAAAGTGGTACGACTTTAATAGAATTAATCGGAGGAAATAACAATGGGAGGAGGGCCAGACATAAATTATCCAGCGCAGCCAAGTTATGGCGAAGGCATGGCAGACGCACTTAAAGCACAAGTACAATTACTTACAGGCACAGGTGACTTTGCAAGTACAGGTTCACTTGAATCCTTGCTTCCACTCGAAGAATCGATTCGTAAGAAGACTGCACAGACAGACACAGATGTACTTCGGCAGACTCTGCTTGGTGGTACTACAGGTGGAGGAGAGCAAGAGGTAACTTATGATGATCAGGGACGCGCAATTGCCGGATACTCAGAACCAGGGAAGGCAAGGATGAAGGTAGTGATTGAAGACAAAGACGGAAATATTGTTGCAGATGCTAGTTCAAAAAAAGGGCCAGCAGTTCACGGAGGAAGAGCAAGAATAGATTTTGTAGATGAAAATGGAAATACAATAAACAGCAGTGATTTTGTGCAAATTACACCAAAAACTACTGATCCAAATGATCCTGTTTTAGGAGACAAAGGGGTTGCAAATGCACTTACTACTGCAACTGATGACTTGGTTAGTAAACTTGAAAGTGACGAAAATTTTGATCAAGATATTTTAAACAAAATAAAAAATGACAGAAAAACCATTTCGAATTTTGAATTTAAATTGCTTGATGGTGCAAGTAGCTTCGATGATTATAAAATGTCAGATGATCAAAATTCCTACGCAGTAACAGAAGCTCAACCAATCTACGCAAAAGACACAGATGGCAACATAATACAAGATGCCACAAAAGCAGGTACGACAGAAGTAACCACACTACCCACCCAACGCCAAGGTGATGGCATGGTTGACCTGCTTGGGGACAAGCGTAATGTGCAAAACACAGTTGCGAAACCAGATTTTAAGAAATATGTAAAAGATCACGAAGGAAACTTATTTGGACAATTTGAACATGCTCGTAATCAAGGAGACACGCGCACAATTGAACAGTTTGGAGAAGATCATTATAAGTATTTTGGTAAAGATGAAGGTAGAGAAGTTCCTGTCACCTACGAACAAGTAGATGCAGGCAGACAGGCTGGATTTGATGAGAGTGGTAACTTCTTAGGTTTATCTGCATATGGCGAGGACATCCAAGCAGGTAACTTGTCTCGTCAACGAGAGCGTGATTTAAAGGACGTTGCTCGTTTATCTGGTACATACCAGGACATCATGGAAGACTACAAACCTGGCACTCAAGAAGCACTTGAGTCTGCAAGGTCAGTACTAGAATCACAAAAAGATTCACTTACGGGAGCAGGGGCAATTGGTGGGCCACAAGGTATAACTGACCCACTATCACTAACAAGCAAGGGATTTACCGCAGCACAAAATACCACACCTGTTGACTTAGCAGGGGACACTTCCTTTACAGGTGCATCTGTTGCAGATCCAATGTCCTTAACTGCAAAAACAGGGTACGATGAATTAGCAGATATTACCGGGCAAAAGCTAACTGCTGGCACAACATACAATCCAACTGCAAATGTCACAGGTAGTGGTTACACCGCAGCACAAGCAGCAGACCCATTAGCCTTGAGTGCAGCCACATCCTACGATCCTTCTGCTGGCGTAGAGGGTAGGGGGTATAGTGCAGTTGCAGGCTTAGATGGTGGACGTATTGAAGCAGATAGTTTGCGTGCTAGATTAATGGCAGATGCAGAGGCTGGACTTGACCAAGGACTGACAGATCGAGAGGAGCGCCAAATTGCAGAAGCTGCTCGTGCAAGATCCACCATGATGGGCAGAACATTTGACCAGTCAGGTACAATTGCAGAGGCAGAGGCAAGGGTTGCTGAAGACAACGCACGTAAAATGCAGAATCAAGCATTTGCACAAAGAGCACTTGGTCAGGAAGCAGATCTTCAGCAGTCCGACCTTAGTCGGGGTTTACAAGCTGCCATGCAAAACCAAGCAGCACAAAACCAAGCACTTCAGTATTCTTCTGGGCAAGACATGCAAGCACAACTTGCCAACCAAGCTGCAACCAACCAGGCATTACAAGCTGGTATGGCAGCAGGTTTGAGCCAAGAAGCATTAGCTGCACAACAGAAACAAGCACAAGAGTTTGCCAACCAACAAGCAAGCAACCGAGCATCCGAGTTTGGTTCTTCTCAAGCATTGAATGCTGCACTTGCAAATCAACAAGCAAGTAATCGTGCAGCAGAATTTGGTGTGCAAGCTGGACTAGGGCAGGAACAAGCACAGGCAGGCTTTGCACAGCAAGCTAACCTAGCTAACTTAGCAGCAGAACAACAAAGGCGAGAAAGTGGTTTGCAAGCTGGTCTAAACCAAGAGCAGTTGAAAGCAAACATGGCACAGCAAAAAGCAATGGCAGATGCTGGCTTTACCCAACAAGCTCGTGCTGCTGGTCTAGAGGCTGGACTCACGCAAGAACAAGCAGAGGCACAACTTAATCAGCAACGCTTAATGGCAAATCAGCAATTTAGCCAGGAAGCAAATAAGTATGGTGCGCAAGAGGACATGCAAGTTCAACTAAACAACTTAGCTAACCAAATTTCAAATTA